CACCGAATTGAACAAATACAATCGTTTCAGAAAAGAAATGGAGCGCATGGCAGCCGAGATTCACAAGGATTATCGGGAACTTTTGAAAATGATCAACGACTTAACGGAAAAGCAATACGTTGAGAATTACCTGAGATCAGCGTATCTTTACGAGTTTGAAGCGCAGGTAAAGATGGGTTTTACTATCCCATCGGCTACGCTCATTGCCGCAGCGTTGGAAAATCCCATTCCAGAATTAAGACTACCAGCCTTATTAGAAGCCGACCGAAAACAGGTTATTACCAGAATAGCTATCGAAATTACTCAAGGTCTTCAAGCTGGCGAAGGATATACGAAAATAGCGTCTAGGATTGACGGAGCTGTCCATTTCGGACGAAAAAAAGCACGTACAACGGCCCGAACGGAAGCCCATAGGGTTCAAGTCGAGGGAAGGCTAAAAAGCGCTGAGAAGGCATCAGAAAAGGCTGATTTAAAGAAAATGTGGGACAGCACTTTGGATACAAGGACAAGAATCGGGCATCGAAAGCTTGACGGGAAGGTCGTGCCCCTCAACGGCGTTTTTAAATCGATATACGGCGGCGTTGGTAAGGCTCCCGGACATATGCACATGGCGAAGGATGATATAAATTGCCGTTGTTCGATCATTTTCCTTGTGAACGGCCGTAAGCCAGAAATGAGAGCATCCAGATTTAAAGGCAAAAACGTCGTCATTCCATACATGACCTATGAAGAGTGGAAAAAACAACTTGAAAAGGAGGGGTGAAATATGATTTACCTATTAATTTATGGAATCATCGGGCTGATAATTGCCGGCATCATGTTTTTTAATCTCTGCGCTGAAACAATGGACAAGTACAGTAATGAGAATGAACAATTCATAGGGATTTTAGCTGTTTTCGTCATTTCCCTTATCTGTTCGGTTGTTTGGCCGATGATTGTCACCCTCATCATCATAAAACACGTACGGAAAGCCAAACGACGGAAGGAGGAGAATAAAGATGCAGTCTGAAGAAGCGAAGGGGAAATACGATTTTTTGACTGTTGAATTGCGCTCGGAAGTCATTTGTGAGCATAACGGCATGGTTCATGTTGCTGTTACGGTTGATGGGGCGTTAGCTGAAATTTTCGTCGTGAGTGAAGCGGATTATGAAAGGGTGTTTTCTGGATGGCAAAATTAGAGATTAAATTGACAGAAGAAGCGCAGAAAAGGAAAGAGGAGAAGCCAGAACTGTTTGGTGCTTTGGAATTCTCGGATTATCAGGTTTTGATAGATGGCCATCAGCCGACGCTTTTGACCGAATTAAATCTCTCTATGAGAGTCGGAGAGCTGAACACAGCAACGATCACGTTTGCCGTTGACGAAATTGACATCGACGCCGATTTTTTAGCGGCTCTCGAAGCGAAAATCGAAGCGGACAAGGTAGCGGCGGCATCGCCTGAAGAAACGACAGAAGACACGACAGACGAAGATCATTCGGAAGAGGGGGAATAGCCATGGGAGAAGCTTTGAAAGAGTTATTGCTGTTAATTCCGGCGTGCGGCATGTTGTTCGGCTTAGGTTTTTTTATCGGATGCGATCACGCAGAGAAAAAGGCGAAAAAAGCGGAAATGGAACGAGAAAAAGTTCGTCGCCTATTGAGGAGGTATAAATAACATGCTGCCAGAAGAAGCGAAAGGGAAGGAAGCTCAATTTTTTATAGTCGTGCCGGGCGAAGACGGAGAGGAGACATTTATTCCTCTAATAACCTATGAAGCTGAGGGGAGCGAATAACATGCCAAAGTACACGAAAAAGCCTGTTGAGGTTGAGGCGGTAAAATTCGAGGTCACATCGTATTCGATTTGTGAAATTGCGAGATTAGCAGGCGACCAAACAATACTATTCGGTCTCGAAAACGATTCGCCTGTCTTGCGTATCCCAACTAAAGAAGGCGAAATGATAGCGCGAGCTGGCGACTACATCATAAAAGGTGTTGAGGGTGAAATATACGCATGTAAGCCGAGAATTTTCGAAAAGACATATGATCGTGTAGACGTCTCAAAAAAAGCCCGCAAAATGGCGGAACTGTCCGGGATGCTTACGAAAAACGGCTTTAATTTCACCGAGAAAGAAAGCGAAATTGATAATAACGAAATGGCGCGCGGTAAATTGGAATCGTTAAAACGCGCCTTTGAAGAGGGGAGGATAAAGTCGTCATCGGTTACGAACTTGCAGCCCAAAGACAACTACGGAAAATTACAATACGGGGAAGCAGAATATACCTTCCGTGTCTCGCCTTCAACGCTTATCGAAGGAGATTTCAACATGTCGGCAAAGATTCGTAATATACCAGCCAGTGCAATTACCGGTATTGACGCTGATCTTAGCGGAATAAACCTCAACGGACCTGAAATCAAGACGGCCGAAGTCAAAAACTTAAAAACCGAACCAATAGAAGCCCATAAAAAGCTTATTAAAGAGTTGATCCGGGAAGTGCTAGATGATGAAAAGACTAGTAAAACACTCGCTAAAACCGTATTGCGGGAAATGGGGATTGAAATGAAGCGTGCGGAATTACAATCATAAGAACTACAGTCGCCAAACAGCGGCTTTTTATTTTGTCCTGAGCACGACGTTAAAAGGCTTATTTTTTATGCACTCATAGCAGGCGCGCACTGTAGAGGGCAAGGGAGGAAATCAAAATGAATTTAGAAGAAGTCAAACAATTTCTCGATGCAAATAAAGAAAACGAAGACGTGAAGGCATATCTGGAAGAACTTTCGGCCGTGTCAGCCGACAAGGTGAAAGGTTTTCTGGAAACAGATGAGGGGCAAAAGTTGATCCGTCCCAAACTGGATCAGCACTTCACAAAAAGCCTTGAAACATGGAAAGCAAACAATCTCGATGAACTTGTTGATACCAAGGTAAAAGAGCTGTATCCGGAAGAAACCGAGGAACAAAAGCGCATTCGAAAGCTCGAACAAGAGCTTGAGAAACAGCAAAGAGAAGCCAAGCGCGAAAAGCTCATGAACACGGCGATTTCTTACGCATCTGAAAAGGGGCTGCCAACTGATCTTGTTGCTTACTTCCTTGGGGATGACGAAGAAACGACAAAAAGCAATCTTGGCACCCTTGAAGAAAAATTCAGTGCTTTTGTTAACAAAGCAGTCGAAGACAAATTCAGAGCAAACGGCAGGGATGTGGAGCCGGGCGGCGGCGGTTCTGGCTCCAGTGAAAATTTAGACATTGGTTCGCTTGCAGAACAAGCAAGCATCAGAAAATAAGGAGGAATAATTAATGCCAACATTTGATCCGAATAACGTATTGATGCAAGACGCAGTTGACGGGAAGGTGCCTTCCGATAAAGGGACGCTAGTTTTAAAAGATTTTATGACGCGTTCGGCTGTTACACAGCTAGCAAAATATGAAGAAATGAAAAAGCCTGAGAAGACATTCACTTATCTTGCGTCTGGCCCGGGAGCTTACTGGGTTGGTGAAGGTGAGAAAATCCAAACGTCAAAGGCAACTTGGTTAGACGCCAAAATGGTGTCTAAAAAACTCGGGGTCATCATTCCGGTAACGAAAGAGTTTTTAAGATATACGATTTCAGACTTCTTCACTGAAATGCGGCCAGCAATTGCAGAGGCGTTCGCAATTAAATTCGACCAAGCTGCGCTATTTGGTGTCAATTCACCTTTCGGTGCCGGGGTTTCTGTATTCGAAAAAGCGAAAGCGGCAGGCAACACTGTTGCCCTGAACTCACTCGGTAATCTTTACGACGAATTGAACTCCCTAATGGCACTGACTGAGGACAGTGACAAAGACGTGAACGGCTTTACTACTACGCGCCGATTTAAATCAAAATTGCGCGGTGCGAAGGATGGTAACGGTAATCCTATTTTCAACGATCCGAGAGGCGGCGCGACATCAGAGGCATTAGGCTTGCCAGTTGGTTTTGTTGATTCAAAATCATGGGATTACACCAAGGCGCACCTATTGTCTGCTGATTGGGATTTTGCGCGCTACGGGATCCCGCAAGGAATGGAATACAAGATTTCTGAGGACGCAACATTGACGACGGTTGTCGATGAGAACGGCGATCCTATCAACTTGTACGAGCGTGATATGGTTGCTCTCCGAGTGACTCAACAAGTCGGATTTATGACACTTTCTGACGAAGCATTCGCAGCTCTTACTCCGGAAGCAGAAGCGGGGGCGTAATAGATGAGTTTCACATCGAAAAACTACAGAACCAGCGGCGGCGATAAGTGGGTTATCGGTGGGGAATTAGAAGTCAAAGCGGGCGCGAAGGTTTCAGGTATGCCCGCAGGCACCCCGGGGCCGGACAGTATCACTTCCGAAATGATCGGAGAAGGACAGGTCAGAAACCGAAATATCGGTGATGGGTCTGTAAATAGCCGTAATATCGGGAATGGCAGCGTTCAAAATAATCACATTCAAGCTAAGGCGGTCACGCTGGACAAAATGGGCGATGATGTAACGGCCAAATTCACGGACATCGAAAACCGCCTCAAAGCACTGGAAGGCTCGGGAGGTTCTTAATTTGAAAATTACAGACGGTTCTATAGTTTTGAGCGTGTCAGATAAGGCGTATAGGGTTGTCTATGCGCCTTTTGGCTTCAAAAGGGTAGAAGAGGCTGGAGAAGTTGCTCAGGAGACTGACGCGCCATTTGATCTTTTTGAAATGAGCAAAGAGCAACTTAACAAAGTGAATAAAAGCGACATCATAGCCTTTTTAGAGCAACAGGAATTTGAATTTGATCCAAACGCCAAAAAGGACGAACTGATCAAAGTCGTTTTGGGTGAAGAATAGGGGGACATCTGAAATGGACGTCCAGACTATCAAAACAATGCTTGGGATAACTACAGATAGGCACGATGCCTATTTGAAAGAGGTTATCCCTCTTTTTATTGATTTCGCAAAGGATTACTGCAATAACAGGTTTCTTGT